GATGGCCGGTTACACTCCCATTCCAGCTCACTGAAATTATCATTATGAATACTGAAACACTCTGCGAGATTTCTGCTCATCACTTTCCGGCAATAATCGTAAAACGCAGCAAACTGCTCATCGCGGCGTTTTTTTTCAGGCTGCTGAAGATGCTCTTTCAACCATGAAGCGCAGCTTAGATTCGCCGCGCGATCAGGAATAGCTTCTTTCATTTCGTCTGCTGCAAGCACCTCATTTTTTGTTGGGGTGCTTTTTTTCAATTCAGCGATATAGCACTCCAGTTTTTCAATACGCGATTCAACATCATCTTTTTCTGACCGCAGTGTTGACGGCGGCATCTTCAGAGAACAAGTAATTCTTCCCGGTAGCTTTCCTTTGTAGGTTATCAATACATCCTGCGCATCTAAAATTACGGGGCGCTTTTCCGGTGACGGTTCATCCCCTTCGCATAACCCGGCAACAATATCCATGAAAAACTGCTTCGCCTGTTTTTTCGCCTCAGCTTCGTAGAACTCCAGCGTGGCACCTTCAGTACGGTCAAGACTAATCGCCACATCTGGCAACAACAGTGACGGATACCCACCAATTTCCAGTGCCACAGTAACAGTAATCTTATCCGGGTAATTATTTATCCCTTTAACACCCAGTTCGTATTTTTTCTTCATCGCTTTACTCCCCCCGCGCCGCCTTACGACGGTCCTCCCTGATTTTGAAATACAGGTTAGTCAGATACGTCAGCAGGCCAAACAGCAGACTTCCCAGCACACCTATTGCCACCCACTGGGACGGAGAGACTTTGTCCAGCAGCTGCAGTAACCAGTATCCCGTCCCCACCGCTGACGTGGTGTATGACACACCCGTTGTGATTTTTTCCATCTGATGTATGTCTCCGTCACCGCCGACAGAAAATGAAAGTAAAGAAAAACAAAAAAGCCGCCAGTGTCACCCACTGACGGCCAACTCCGGGAGCCGTGATTATGGCATTCAGGCTCTGCTAAAAATGCCAGATAACATTCCGGCCTCCCCTGATTCAGGTTATAAATGACACAATATCTTGACAACATCCGTCACTATCTGTCAGAAAATGTACTGCCAGATATAAGTATCATGTGAAGTACATCTACCCGTTTTAGCCAGCGTCCTTCAGAGTGGGCGCTGGCTTTTTTTATTATGCTGCGGGTGCATTTATCTCCAGCACCAGACTTTCTATCTCAACGCCATACGCTGCATTTTTTGTAACATCCGTCAGCGTCAGCGCATTCAGTCCCAGTGTCAGACTGTCTTTTATAACCTGGAATGCCGGGCCAGCCACTCCATTCAGTTTCGGAGTAACCGTGGCACTGCCGGCGGTGAACACCAGCTCCAGCGTCTGCCAGTCGTTACCGTAATCGCCGAACTCCCCCAGCTTCGTGTTTCCGGCTTTCCTGTGATGCATCAGATTCACTCTGCCGTCAGTGGTCTGAGTGAAGTACGACATCAGGAACGGATTACCGGTACCCGTCATCGCCACACCATCAGGAACGGGAACATCCGTATACAGATAAATCCCCAGCCCGAACTGATTGTTGGTCAGTGCGCCTGACAGGCGGAACTTACAGGTCAGTCTGCCGCCCTGTGTCAGCAGGGTAATTGCGTCATCCACCGGATGCGTCAGGGACCAGGTTTTATTGCTCTGCTTGGTGATCTTAAATACACCATCTGACAACTGAATTCCGCCATCCTTAATGCTCCAGCCCTGCGCAGCAGCCTCTCCGGCTGCCGGCAGCAGGGAGATTGTGCGAACGGACGTATCTGCAGACGGACCCGATGGCGTGTTGCCGCCGGGCGAGGGTTTGATTTCCGGTGCCTTACCACTGATGAAGGCTGAGGTGCGCCCGGCTGCGTTCAGAATAGCGGTTGCCAGACGATCCGGAATAATGCTCCTGCGCGCCCATGAACTGAAATGTGTCGGGCGGTTTGATGATACCTGGTTTCCATTCGTTCTCGATGCCGCACCGTAATATCCTGATGCCGGAATATCCGGATCTTCTGCCGGCGCGTTAGTGGCGGTATTGACGCCGTTACCGTCTGTCATGAAGGGCACAAAATAAACGCCCTCACTCTCCCTGTTTTTATACCCGCCGTACACGGTGTCGTACTGGGTAGCGTATGTATTTTTCCAGTAATACGTCGTGTCACCACAAATCCACGGCACATCTGCAGCACTGCCACCATGGCACTGCGCGTTAAACACGGAGAGGTCAGCACGAAACTGTGTCAGCATGGCTGTAAACAGCGCAGGTTGCTGTGCGTGGGTGGCGGCGCTCATGTCAAACTCACCCTGCATCCAGCAGACGGCCAGCAGAACGTTTTTGGGATTTTTCTGCAATGCCGCTTTTGTGCGGGAAATCAGATCCTGATATAACGGCTTGCCCACCCCCCAGCGTGCCGAATCCTGACTGGCCCCCGTGGACTCGCTGAATGTCCCCTCCGCGCCCTGGGTAAATGCCGAACCACCACGACAGCATGGTACCAGCAGGATCCCCGCGTTATTCGGGATATACGGGAGCAGTTTTTTGGCAATATGTAAACCCTGACCGACACAGCCGTACTGCCCTTTGCTCAGGTCAGCCCTCGGATGATTCAGCGTACTCATATCCTGCACATCATGCAGACAGTGGTCAGCCGGAATAATATCGTTATATCTGCAGGCAGCCCCGCCCGGCGTCACTGTACTGCGGCGCGCCAGCTGTTTAATGCGCGGATCCGGAGCATCGTATGAATCCGGCAGCGGAAGCCCTTCACCGTAAGCCATGGCATTGGACTGCCCGGCCAGTACGATGACGTAGTACCAATCCGGCTCAGATGAAGGGCCGACCTGTGGCTCTCCTTCAATAGCCACCGCCTGCATCAGTGTGTACGGCGTAATGGCAACCGGTCCGCCGTATGGCTGCCAGCCCTCTTTCAGTTTGTGTGTCAGCTTTTCCGCAAGGTCTGACGGCGACGCCGCCCTGACAACATCATAATGTTTAATCGACATCGAATTTCTCCCGTGTAGAGGAACAGAGTTAAAAAGCCGGAAGCGGAATCAAATCACAGGATGACCATCTGCCAGTGGCTGGTCGTAAAAAAAAGGCCGCGCCATGCGCAGCCGAAAATAAAGGGATAACGATGATAGTTTGAGAAAAACAGAAATAACACTTTTGTGGCAAAGCATGGTGCCGGGTGCCTCCCGGTGAATTCAGTATCAGCACCTGAATCCGCGATTACCCCATATTCCTTCTTGCTGATTGCCCCACCGCACAGGGGGATTCACCATGCAGAAGTGTTTTTAATAAACAGCAAACAAAAAAATCAAGCATTATGCAGGCTGTTTCTTTTTATCACCGGCCACAGCAATACCATAATGCCGCAGACCAGCACCCCATCCGCCAGCACCGACATGATTCTGCTGGTGAAATCCACCATCACCACCAGAAACAGCAGGAGTGCAGCCACAGTCAGGCGCAGTTTTACCGTCACAGGTAATTCTCCAGACGAAGACCCAGAACACCGGCAATCTCTTCCAGCACCTTGCGCTCTTCCGGCTCAATTTCGCCGTCTGCCTCCGCAATGGCCACCGCCACATCCAGCACATCTTCCGCTTCACGCGTATCGTGTTTCACATCCTCGATCTCACGTAACGCCGCACGACGACCAGTTTTAAAGTTCGTATCCAGCTGACCGATAATGGTTGCGCTAATCGCATTAATTTCTGACGTAAACGCGTACAGCGCAGGCTGATTACGCAGTACCTGTTCGATCTTCGCTTTCTAGGAAGCCTCACATTCACCATCTGCACAGGCCACCAGGTATGCGGCGTTAATCACCACCTGTGCCAGATCGCGTTTTTCAAACTTTCTAATTTCCGTTGCCGCTCTGCGGGCTTTTTTTACCAAAAATACCAAACATCGTGACGTTCCTTTGGGTGGGTGAGCCAACGCCCGGGAGCGATCTGCCCACAGAGAAAGTCACACTGACCACTCCATAAGCTCCCCCCGAAAGGCTCTGTGGTTGGTATGCGCCGGGCGTGGTGCGGATACAAAAAAGGTCCGCAAAAGCGAGCGAGGGAAAATAAGTGTGGTGCGTTGTACTGGGTTCGAACCAGTGACCGATTGCTTAGAAGGCAATTGCTCTGTCCGGCTGAGCTAAAAACGCAGAATACCGATAATGGACCGCCATCGGAGACTCGAACCCCGCGAAACCAGCTTCGAAGGCTGGCGTTCTATCCCGATGAGCTAATGGCGGTATGTGATGGTGGCCCTTGCTGGATTTGAACCAGCGGCCTGGCGATTATGAGTCGCTCGCTCTCACCACTGAGCTAAAGGGCCGGGCGCAGGATAATAACGTTACGAAATCAATGTTGCAAGCATTCAAGAATCACCTGGTTAAAAATTACCCTTGCTTCCTCCACCAGCGCATTCACCATGTCTATCCGAGATAAGTGGCACAAAAAAACCCGCTTGTGGGCGGGTTTTGTTTGCTTTTGCCATCACGTACAAAATCGGCAAAATATCAGATTTGCATGAAATATATGCCTTTCAATCTACTTTTGCAACACTTTGCTTTGAAAATGCCGCCTTTTGTTTTGAACGCGTTCTCATTACAAACAATAAAGCCTCACTATCCAGTCGGTGAAAAATGTGTTTCATTGCAACCCAGTGACGAGTAAATGTTTTGGACCAGTTTTTAGTTGTCACTCCCACCAGTAATGCCAGCTCCTTGTATTCATAACCTTCCCCACCAAAAAGTTCTGCTTTTACTGCCTGCGCCGCCAGCCAGATTAATTTTTTCAGGCGTTCCTGCGTTTTCCCTGCAATTTTTCTGGTACCGGATTGAGTATTAAATTCATTCCACGCCCACTGTGTTATCGCGATCTGATATTCCCAACAAATACTCCCGCTGTAACACCACAACAACCAGGCTTTATGATGTTCTTCAAGAGACAGAACAGCCCGCCGCCACGATGATGTCGAAAACTCAATCGGACTGACCAGAGGAATTGACGTCCCCTTCGCCAGCGATTGCTTTCCCGGGATTGGGGGATTATCCCGCGTTATCATTTTTCCAGTCACTTCATCGCGGTACCGGATTTTTTTACGCCTGTAACGCCCTGTATCGAACATGGCATTCTCCTGCCAGGCTTCAAGCTGACCTTTTGTTGCCCCACTCAAATCAGCGGTGGCGATAATGAGCTGCTCACGCACAAACTGTAAATACTGGTTATTCATGCGCACCCCAGTTCTGTGATTTTTATCCCCAACCGCCCACCAGGAACAAGCTGACCGCGCACAATATTGATTTCATCAAACTGCTCGTCGTCTATGAGCAGCCCCGCATGCGTCAGTGCATCCAGTGGTGCCTTCAGGATATTGTCCAGGTCACGACGGCGCTTATCCGGTGGCTCTGCAATAATTTTTATTGCCAGCCTTCCGGACAGGTTTAATTTCAACCGCTGCTGGCGAACAATTAGTGCCACATCACGGCGATAACGCTCACCGACTTTTGATACAAAATATGTGCTGCCACGACGTCGCCAGTAAGTATTCACCGTTGGCGGGTAAGGCAAAACAAATTCTATGCGTTCAGTCATTTATGCTTTCCACTTCAGGACGCCCGAATTTCTCGCGTGCATTAAAAAACGAATCAGCAACAACAGCTGGCTGCCGTGTTTTTCTTCAAAATCTTTTACCCCGGCGTGCAGTTCGTTATGACATTTACGGCACAGCGGAATAACAAACAAATCGTCAGCCTTCGTTCCCATCCCTCCTAGTCCATGACCAATGATGTGATGCGGATCATCTGCCTGATTGTCACACGTCATGCATTTCTGCGTTTTTACCCAGCGCGTGTATACGGGCATCTCTTCCCGTTGTGGTTTCTGGCGCTGGAGATACTGAGCCGGTGACTCCGGATCAACGGCAATGCTTACCACCGTCTTTTCCTGTGGCGGGTTTTGCTGGTGGGCGTGAGGCATCGGCGCAAGATTTTTTGTGCGCTGCTTCAGTATGCTGGTGGCGGTCTGCTCTCCCGGCACGATGTCGCTTTCACGGTACATTGAGCGGATTTTTTCCGCACGCA